GCAATTTTGAGACGCTCTGCGGCGTGTATATCCTCAGAGCGTACTCCTGCCATGTTAGTGAAGGGGTTTGGTGATGTTGCCATTGGATTCCTGCTCCTTTGGTAGTTACTTCTTTGCGGTTGCTACAGGCGCGGTATCTGCCACTACAACAGCTTGCGCTGCTGCCAGAGCCGCTTCATCTGCGGCTGTTTGTGCATCTTGTGTCATCTCACTAGAAGCATGAGCACGACACTTCTGATACTGCGTGATTGTCTGTGCCGCTGGATTCTCGTCTGTCGGCGTGTCAGTAGTAACTGTAACAAGAAAATCTCCTGCTTTCCAACATTGCATATGATTTGCAAGCATCTGCTGACACTTGGTAATCTGCAAATTCGGTAGATTTGTTACAGGTTCGTATGTCTTCGTTGTTGCCATGCGCTACTCCTTCTCCTGCTTGTTAAAATGTTGTAGGTTTAACAGTTTCTGTATCCCATATCGGGAGCTTGAGGAAACCGTTGTTGAGAGTAGCTTGTTCCGCTTCTCTGGAACTCTGTCTGCACACATCCCTGAAAGTACACGTTGTCATGTGCCAGTTTGTGCAAGCTGTTGTATTGCGCCAGAGAGGAAAATTAGCTGCAAAACTCTCTGTATCAAGAATAAGATGCTGCACAGTTGCAAGCATCCTATAACGATAGGCTTCGAGCTGCTCTGTTGTTTTCCGAATTGGTATACGCTTGAACCGTTCGGCGTCTGCGGCGGCAGGTTTCTTCTGAATCAGGTTCATCAGAATCTTCGAGCAGTCACGCTTTAGAAGCTGGTCTTCTGGTACAAACTGCGGAAGAATCTTCGAGAGTGCGTAGATGTAGCCTGTCGGACCTTCCTCTGTTTCAAATTGTAATCCAGGATCGCCGCGAAAAGCGCCCATAGTCTTATGGTCCATAGGACAGATGAAGTATCCATCGTCTACGATCAGGTCCATTCTACCAGCAAGGTAAATTTCAATATCCTCGTCAATGTATAGAGGCACTTCGCCATTTCTACCGAATGAGACCTCTGTACCAAGAACTCTGATCTTCTCATTCAACGGCGACATTACAGACGCATACTGCATTAACAAGCCAGCGAAACCGAACGCGCCGCCGATAACCTTAAACTCCTTATGCTCCGAGTGTACGTCCATGTTCATTTTTTGCCATTCGGCCATAGCACGGACAGAAGCCCACTTAGTAACATCGAAGTCAGGATTCTTAAACTCCTGATAGTACATCTCCAGCATCTTATGGAGCAGAACGCCAAAGTCCAGATACCACGCACGTTCTTTTTCTCCTTCTTTGACACCGGATTTCTTTTGATAACCTTGTACGTTAGAATAGAAGAAATGTTGAGGACAATTACGGTAGGTGCTGAGCATGTGATTATCTATGACGACAATCAACTTCTGCTTAGCCTCATCGTAGCGTATCCACGGCAACGGTGTACGATTGAGAAACTCAATCAACTGATCGGAGGGTTTCATATTATTGTCCTTTACAGATGTTATCAATCTGGCGAGCTTCTGGAATGATGTCTTCGTATAAGACTGGTACCAACTTCTTGAACTCTTCCAGTAACGGAATCGTCACTTGTCGCATCTGCGGGTGCGCTTCTTTACTGGTTCTCATGCAGAAGAAGTGCCGCCAAACGCGCAGATTGTACGTCACGATGATCTTGCTAGAGAGTGCGTTGGGAAATACAGAACGAGCTTCTTGTGGACGCCAACCAATCGCTAGCAATTCTTTGTAGGAATCCTCAGCTTGCTGAATAGCTTCAAGCCAATTCTCATCATACAAACATTCGTAGCCATTTGAGTGTGTCCACTGATTATGAAACTCTATTTCGTTTAGACAATGCGGACACACCACATCGGGCTTCGGGTAGATGAACGTAGGCGGCATCTTCTTCGCATAGTTCACAAACCGCGTCGATTCCTGCGTGTACGCAGCCAATCGGTGTCGGACGATCTCATGCGTAATGCCACGGTCAACCAAAAACTCCACTGAGGCCGATACGTGCTCCGTCACTGACCAATCACCGTGAGCGAGTACAACAGCACGAATGAACTTTTCAGAAGAATCGCTTGCATTCTCCTCAGAGCGATGACTCACACGCGCAGCGTACTCGATACGCTTCAACGCGCCAGCAAGCAACTCAGGCTCCATAATCTTTGCGTAAGGTTGTACAATCTTCATCCTATTTTCTCCAATTCTTCAAGTTGCTGAATTACTTTGTTGAGATAAAACTGAGCTTTCTTCAAGTCTTGCAGCATATTTCCTTTGTGTTGTGCTCTGGCAACATACTTCACAATCTGCCAAAGCAACGGACTTGATGGAAACCAATCCTGTAGTACATCTATAACCTCAAAACGTCCAAAGGTATAGTGTGAGGGGTGGTTTACAGGATCGTCGCCGAGAAGTTTGAGAGATTCCTCTGCGTTCTTTTTCAATTCAGCATCAGTTACGTTCACACCTGGTGATTTTTTCACTGTGTCTCCTACGCTTTCTTAAGCATCGCAGCTATCTTATCCATCGTCATTCCTTTAGCGGCCATGTTCTTAAGCAGTGCCGCTATTTGTTCTTGCGCTTTAGTCTTTGACACCGTGCGAGTTTTCTTCACCGTTGTCGTCGTAGTATGGTTCACATCCGTTACTGAAGGTGCTAGATGAATCTTCACACCAGCATACCTGTGCATCTTAGCTGTACGACGTTGTTCTTGCTCAGTGCACATCAGCGATAGGATGTTTCGATGATACTCAATACTGAGATCAAGCTCAAGATCAGATAACTCTATAATCTTACGCTGTGCAAAAAGCCAATCCAGACCGTTAATCTGTATCTCTCTGGCTTTACGCCGATAAAACACTGTGTCACCTTGAGCATTTCTGTGTTCGTATGTCTTTGTGATAATACTCTTAGCTACTGAAATATCGCTCAGACAATTCACACAATACTGTGCATCAATCATAGAAGCAAAGTGAAAACAAAACGCTTGACCACATCGAGCACAGGTTATAACTGACGTTGGATGTGTGAGATTCAGTTCAAGACATACATCACATACAGTTGCTGTTAGATGAGATTCTTCAACCTCTGCCGGCTCTGCGGGAATATCCGTGTGCGAAGCCTCTTCTGCTGTGATTTCTTCCGGCTTATCCGTCGGCGCAAAGATTTCTTCCGCCGGAGACTCTACTTCGGGTTCGTCCAATTCATCAAAAACTGGATCGTCTGGTGACATGGTTTCTCCTTGTGTGCTTATGTTACAGAAACTTGCTTGGTCTTATTGCTCTTTAGAGCCTGCTCGGCCCTAACCATTTCCTCCAGAGCTAGAGGGTAGACATTTGTAGGTAGTTGTTTAGATAAGAATAAGCGTAAGAGAACACGTATCAGCGCGCTCTTGCTAAGCCGCGGATAATCTACTTTAAGCGCCTTGTTTTGTGCTACGAATATGCGGGCGGTCATCGCTACGGTCGGTTCGGGTCGGGTGGTCATGTATCCATGATACTCGCCCGTATGCACGCTGTCAAGGGGCGGAAAAAGGCCGTATGCACCTTTGTTTTCAACGACTTAGGCCCAAATCCCGAAAACGGAAGGCCGACTCCAAAAATCGGGATCGGCCTTCCGAGTGAGCTAGTGTGAGTATACTTATAATACCTCCAACGTATCACCCTCAGTCCACAAACATCTTACCCAATGTGGGCTGATGATACAACCATCAGAGGCACCGTGAGACATAGCGGATGTGTCACCGTGGTTCATAAACGCACACCGACCAAACATACGATTTGTGGATGCAGGTTCAAGCCGCCAACATTGTGGACCGCGTTTAGGATCGTTGAATGGGCCTGAGAATGTATATATTCCTGCTGGAATTGGCCCTTGATCTGCAAGGTTACGTGAGTGTATGTCATTGAGGATAGAGGGATGGCCGCTATAGCCAAAGCCGATTAACTCCAAGTCCACAGGTTTTACTGAGTTGTCGAGCGTAGCAGGTCCGGTGCCTACCTCAACAGAGCGTTTGAAGAAAACGCCCCAGTAGCCGTCGTAGAAG